GGCTGGCAAAGCCGTTCAAGTTCCTCTCGTCGGTGCTGGCGTAGCCAGTCAATTTTCTACGGGCGGATATCTCACTGGCGATGACGCGACCCTCACGGCCGCTACCGTCACTCTGAAGCACTTCAAGTACTCGGCTCGTTTCAGCCCTCTCGACGTTAAGTCGTACGGCGCTCAGTACCTCGTCAACGCGTTCTCCCCTACGGCCGCCGTTGCGATCGCTGAAGCTTGCCTCGGTGAAGTCGGTGCTCTCCTCCTCGCCGCCAACTACTCCACCTCGGCTACTCCTGGTGCTAACCTTTCCTACGCTGAACTCGTGGGCGTCAAGGGTCAGCTCGACAACGCTAAGGCTGGCGACCCCCGCTCCTTCGTCCTCGGTGCTGGCTACGCTAACGACCTTCTGACCGACTCCTCCATCATCGGTGTCCGCGGCCTCGAAGCCCCGGTCATCGCTACTGGTAAGATTGGTCAGCTCGTCGGTGCGAACGTCTACCAGTGGACCTCTATCCCTGGTAACAGCGAAAACCTCGTCGGCTTCGCCGCGGGTGCTGACGCTATCGCCGTGGCTTCGGGTCTGCCTTACAGCGAAATCCCTGGCTTCGATATGGCCGTCGCTACCGACGACCAGAGCGGCCTGTCCATCCAGATCCTTATGGGTCAGGAGCAGTCCGGCTACTACAACGTGACCGCCACGTTGCTCTTCGGCGCCTCGGTTGGTCGTTCGACCAGCCTGGTCCGAATGAAGTCTGCCTAATCAGCAGTCTAAAGGTTAAAATGAGGCCCCCAGAAATGGGGGTCTTTTTTTTGCCTAAGTCCGCAAGGGTATGAGTTTATACTCGGAGTTCCTGCAGGATGCTAAGGACATTGTGGCCGACCTCGGTATCGACGGGCGAACCTATGATTCGTCTTTGACCTTCAAGGCCATGCTTTCCGACCCGGTGTTGAATCAAGTCCTCGAAGCAGGGGGGTTTAACACCCAGACCATGCACACGGTAAGGCTCCCCGCCGTAACGGCCTCTTGGAGCCTTCCAGATGGGTCTATTGGGGCATCGGGTGCCACCCTTTCGGGCACTTCCCCCATCGCCGCTTTTGCCATTGGCAAGAAAGTCGTGGTCGGGGGCCGTAATCTGCGTATCTCCTCGCGGACCCACAAGCCCGAGTCGGCGTGGATCACCCTCTCGGTCATCGAGGACACCCAGTAAGGCTATGCCCCTTGGCACCGCCTCCAAGGAGCAGCTCTTCAAGGCTCTTGACGAGTTCGCCACGGACATCGGGGAGACTGTCGAGACTGTGGCTATCAGCGTGTCCGCCTATATGTGCCTCGACTCGATGCGCTTCACTCCTCCCTTGGCTCCGGGTGGTGGGGGTGGTGAAACGAAGCAAGCCGAATTGACCGGAGTCCGCGCTGTGGCCCGCGACATCAATTCCCTATTTGTGGCGGCCAACGATCGCAAGCGTGCCCCCGCAGCCATGTTGCTGATGCGGATGCAGTCCTCGGCAAAAATGCGGGACATGGGTTCATTCATCAAAGCCCACGACGAGGCCAAGCAGGTCGGCCTGCAGCTCGATACCATGGTCGGCAATAAAATCGTTCAAGACGGTGACTCCATCCGAGCTTATAAGAAAGCCAGCAATTTCTTTAACCATACAAACGTCAAGGCTACTGAATACGGACCAATAGTGATAACCAATTTGCGGGAAGTTCATGATGCGGCAAAACGCCAAAGTAACGGTAAAACAAGACTATCACGCGGCACTGGGGATTATCGAGGCAAGTATCTCGTGGAAAGCGTAAGCGTCTTAAATGCCTACATCAAAGAACGTCAGCTGCAAGTCGGTCGGATGAAATCGGGCTGGTGGAACCTGCTGACTTCCCTGCCAGTCTCAAAGAACAAGAAAGGCAACCCCTCACTTGCCAGTAAAACCGTGGCAGGCTACGTCAAACGCTTTCCTGGCTCACCGTCCTCGTTCACCAAAACCACCACTAAAGACGGCACGGATATGGTGATCGCCAACATGAACGGCGACAACGACGGCATGGCTACGAAGTTCGGCGTCCCTGGCATCGTTTACAATCAGGCCATCATGCGTATGGAGGCCCATCTGCGAAATGAAGCCATCGCCAACATCCGCAAGTTTAACGGGGGCTGATTGCCAGCATAAGCAACCATATGGGAAGTATCCGGCACATTGTTGAGGCCTGCCTCAAAACCTATCTTTCAGCTGAGTCTGGACTGTCGGGCGTCGCTATCTACACGGGGGACTCTCTCGACGATAATGTGCTCCCCAAAGTCATCGCCCTGTGCGACTCGGCCCGAGCCCCTGGCGACCTCCCCGAAGGCCTTGGAAATTACCTTTGCTCCGTACGTCTATCCGTCTTCTCCAACGCCGACGATACGACCCTCTCCGATCACCGTGCCCGCTGTGCAACCATCGACGGACTGATGTCTAACCGCTCGGCCCTGCAGGCTGTCTTCACGGCCTCGGGAAACGCGTCTATGTATGACATTACCCTCGGAAGCGAAGACGAAGGCGTGCAGGAGCGTTCGTGGGCGACCTCGTTCAGTTATAACATCCTCACGGTCCTTCCCGCGTAAGGTTGCCTTACCCCGCAAAATCAAATGGCCGCTATCACCCAAGGAACGACCTGCCTCTACGGCATCGCCGGAACTGTCACCAATCTTTATGTGCAGTCCTACACTGTCTCGTCCTCGTTTAATAACATGGACTATGTGCAGGACGAAACTGGCCTGACGAAGACGGCCCGCATGGATGACCGCAAATCCGAGTTGTCCATCGAAGGCATCTGCAAGACAGGCACGGTCCCGGTCCTCGGTGCGACCCTCACTTTCACGACTGGTGCTTCGAGCGCCTATCCTTCTGGCTCCGCTTCCGTCTCTTACGCCGGGTATGTCACGAAGGTCGAAGAAAAGGGTGGCAACAAGGAGTTCGTGAAGGTCAGCGTCACCGTCGAAGCTTTCGAAGGCATCACTCCTGCCTAATTGACCATCGGTCCATAGGGGGGACAATGACCCCCATGGATAGTCGATTCGTCAACAGTTTCACCGTTCCGGCCCGAGTCAGATACTTGGGTCGGCTCGTTTATCCCTTTTGCCTCAAGCACCGTCTTGGGCTGATGGCGATAGGATCGCCCCTCGTCACGGAAGGCGTCCCGGTCAAACCTGTGGACCTCATCATCGCGGCGCAGCTTTGCTCTGAAGACATGATCGGAGACTTCTCCTGGCGTGACCGTCTTTGGGCATGGCGGCTTGGACGAGACAAGGTGCTCTTTACGCGGGCCGTGCATACCTTCCAAGACTTCGTGGGCATGGATGACTGGCCAAAGTTCTGGGAGCAAACCGCTAAGAGCAAGGCGGGCGGTGCGGGAGTGCCTTGGATTATGTCCATCATCGCCAACCTTATCGCCAACGGTATCGACGAGCAGCGGGCTTGGGAAATGCCGGAAAGGCAGGCCATCTGGATGAACACGGCCTTTGCGGTATTGAAAGGCTCCGACATCAGCATTCTTACCTCCGAGGAGGAAAAGTTCATGGAAGAAACGCGGGCCGCCGAGGATGCCGCCAAGGCAAAGTAAAGAGACCATGGCTAACGAGCGCACATTAGCATATCACGTCAAGGGGACGACCAACGCGGAACAGGTATCCGAAAAAACGAAGAAATCCCTCGGGACCATCGATATGGCCGTGGAAAAGTTTTCGTATAAGTTAAGTCATGTCGGCAATCAGATCGGCAAATCCCTGTTCCATATGTTCGGCCCGCTGGCTATCGCCGGGGCGGCTGTCGGCTATGTGATGAATAAGTTCGAGGAAGCCGCGGCCCGCATCAAGGACGCCGTGGACTTTGGAGGCACCCTGGAGAAAAATGCCCGCGAGGCTGGTGTGACTATCGAGATGTATCAGCGCATGAAATATGCCGCTGATGCCGTTGGCTTCTCGCAGGAGGAAATTAATAACGCTTTTAAGAAATCCCGTGAAATCATCGTCGGTGCGAAAGACGAGCACTCCAAGTATTTCCAAATCCTCAAGGCCCTTGGATTCGCCAAGGAAGACATCATCGCCGGAAACATCAAAGAGGAGGAAGTGCTCTCCCGCGTCGCCGCCGCCGTCAATTCGACCACGGACCCCATCGAGAAGATGCGGATCGCAACCTCCGCCTATGGCTCTGACGCCGAGAAACTCGTGCAAATCCTTGAACGCTGGAAGGCCGTGCAGGAGGCACTTTCGTCTTCCAAGCCCATCACCGACCCAGTGGCTAAAATCCTAAAAGAAAAGCAAACTAAGGAAGGCGATGAAGCGGCCCGTGAAAAAACCCGATTGATGGAGCAACAGGCCGCAGAATTT